CCTTTAATAATAAAATTAATTTGAGTTTTAAGATAATTTGGTGTGTCTTTTGAAAAGTCTTCTTGACTAATTTCAAACACTTTTGCACTTGTATCATTTGCTGGTTTTGCGAAGTATAATGAAATTGAACCTTGTCGATAATCTATTTCCGTAGGAACATATCTTGATTCATACAAATAAGTTTGTCTATTAGAACCATATAATTTTCTATAACGAACAAAAGACGGGTCATTTCCATCTGCTTTAAAAATCAAAATAGAGTCGGTTTCGTGTTCTGCACTTGTCATATACCAATAACTTTTATCAGATGTAATATGAATATGATAAGGAACTCCTGCTGGTATTGGATTATCATTACTATCTACGAATTCTAAATGTTCAGTTGTTCCAGCACTTTTAATTAAAGTTTCCGTGTCTTTTGTTATGGTATTTATTAAGATTTTACTCATTTGTTATATTTCCATGCCATTCTAGCTTCTAATTGTGTAGTCCAAGTTTCTGCACTACAATTTTGTGTTACTCCGGTTGTCCAAAAATGACAACCCCCTAAAACATTAGATTTAAATTTATCTGGTAGATAAGATGTTGTAAATGCGTTTGAAGGATAAATACCTGCAATACCAGTTAATGTTATTGTTGTGGTTATTCCAACCAAACCATACTCAGAAGTTTTTAATATTAATCTTTGTGGAACTTCATTTCCTTTTTCATCTTTAGTAAACACAGTTTCTAAATTTATGTTTTCTAACTGATTCTTAAGGTATTCTTGTTTTAAAACTCCATCTATTGTGTATGGAATTGGTAATTCAATAAATCTATTTGATGCTTCTTCTAGGTCTTTTTCAGATTGACTTGATAAACCTTTTATTTTCTTTTTAAGTTCTATATTTGTTACTTGTTCTGACAAATTACCATATCGTCCACTATTTTTTTTTGTTATATCACTAGAACGAAACGGCCAATCAAAAATTGATGTTGCTTCATCTGCGGTTGCTAGTCCAAACAAATCTCCCCAGACCTGAAACGCTATTTGTAAATCATCTCTTGTAGTAGGTTTATCTTCATCAACTACACTAGTTCCGTCTGCTGAAGTATTGTTTAAGTTTAACTGGTGTTGTAAAGAAATATTTTTTTTACTTAAGTCTTTACCTATTTCTGCTAAATTTTTTGATTGTAATATCGTAAATTGGGTGCTAGATAAATCAGTATTTAATTCTTGTGACAAAACTATACTATCTTGTTGATGAACTGGAAATTCGTAAAGTTCGTTACTTTTAGTTATTTTTTCAATTTCATCTTGATATGATTCACCAAGTTTTCTTTCTACTGCAGTATATTTAGCTGGTTCAGTATTAGTAGCTTCGGTAAATTTCATTGTCATATCAATTAATCCATTTGTGTTTGCACTTAACTCTTTAAATAAAATATTCATTGCTTCACCTAAATTTGAAGCTCCGTTATCTTTAAATATTTCTTGCAAAAACCCAATGTTAATAAATATGTTTCTTAAAAATCCTTTTGTTCTTCCGTTTTCTCTTGGTTTTTCACCAACCTCAAATGGTTGTATCACTTCACTTTCACAAGCTTCTTCAATTCCGTTTAATTGTAAATATTTATCATAACCGGTTTCAGCTATCTCGTCTATATTATCACCAGTAACATTAGATTGTTTTATTTTCTTTTTCATTTCTTCAATATCTTTAAATTCTTCTAGTCTGCTTTTTTGTATTTGCATTTCTTCAAGTTCTTCTTGTAATTTTTTTTCTTGACTTTTTAAATTTGCTTTTTCTTTTTCCGTTAGGTCTTTGTTTTTCTTTATTTCTGTTTCTATTCTCTCTAATTCATTTTCAGTATTACTAAGTTTTACATTAAATCCTTTGGGAAGTTCTGGTTCAACACTAAATTTTCCAGGAAATAAAAATTTTCTTATATCGGTTGTGATAAAGTCTTTATCACTAGTTACTTTTATAGATTGACCATTTTCAACACTTCTAAAATATGTAAAAGGCGTTCTTCCAATTGTGAATGAAAAAAATGGATTTATGAGATTGTCTTCAAACCAACCCCAACGAACCCAAGACTCATTTGCAATATTTGAAGCTACTCTATCAATATTTGAATCTATTGTTATTTTTTCGTCAGTTTTAAATTCAGAAGCTTCAAATTGTTTTTCTGCTTCTTGAACACCTTCGGAAGAAAATATAAAATTTTTGTTATGAAGAATTGATTTTGATTTACGAGTAATGTTAAATTTAATTTTTTCTGTTGGATTATCAGCCCAATCCCAAGTGTCGTCAATATTTTCAAATTCAGGCACTTCACTCGTAACTTTCCCTTCATATAATTTATTTATATTAAAAGAATTTTGTTTATAATTTAAAATTTCTTGAAATGTTGGCCCTTGACCACCTTTATCTTTACTTCTATGTAGATTTAATATTGTATCTGTAAAAAAATATAAATATCTTTTAGATTCATCACCAAGTGAATAAGCTTTATTTAATAAACTTGTATTTGGTTTCCCGTCTTCAGTAGGTATTGGTTGTTCTAATATGTTTATACCTTGTGCTGTTAATTCTGTTGTGCAGTCAAATCCACCATCTTCTCTTAATGTCCAATTAAAACTATTTACAAAACCAATAACCGCATCAAAATCACCTTTACCTTTTGTTATAACTTCCTCTTGTAATTTTGTTATATCACTTTTTTTATCACCATTTTCACCAGTAAAATTAATTTCACCATCTTCTGTTATAAGTGGTTCTACATTTTGTCCCTCTGTAGCCCAACCCCATTGAACAAAAACCCTTCGATTAAATGTCATAAATCTTTCGGTTAGAATTTCTAAATCTGCTAATGAATAACAAGTAAAGTTTACCGTGACTTTACGATTAAATTGTGTATTGTTGGTTGAAGTAAATTCTGATGTTAAATCTTTGATACCGGGTGCTGGTCTATATGGAACTTTTGTTTTACCTGGTAGACTTCTTGCATTGTATAAATTTGTTCCAACATTTATATTTGGATTATTTTTAGCATTTTCTAAACCAGAAGAATATTCTTGGTTAGATAACATATAAAATCCTTTTGGATATTTTTTGTCAACAAAATCTCCAGTTTTAATATTTTTTTTCGTTTCTGAATCATAGTAGGTTTCTTGAGTTTGAATTTCTTGTGTAGAAACCATTACGATATAAGGCGTTTTAACTATGTTTTGTTGATATTGTTTTCTACTATCTTTATCAGAAGGTGAGTATACATTAGAAGAGTCTTGTCTACCTAATATTTTTCTTTTAGAATTTAATTTATCTTGTATAACTTTTCTTATTGGTTCTACTTGTGGCATCTTACACTCCGTTCATAGAATTGTATTCTGTAAGAATATCTTGAATTTTAGTTGGAATACGAAGTTGTCCTTTAAAATTATTTGGGTATAATGCTGTAAAACCTTTTATTCCGTTTGCTTGTGCAATAATCCACCATAAAGAAGTATCTTGGTAGTATTCGTTTGCTAAATTTTCCAATCTAACACCATAAGTAGGCGTAATAAATATGTCTGAATTCTTTATAGGAATTTTTGGATACATACTATAAGAATATACTCTACCATATCCTCTTTTAAATTTTACTCTTGTGTTGTTGTATCTACTCATTAGTCATCTAGTCCTATTGCTCTTTTAAAATAACTTCCTACTCCAATCCCACCTTCTCCGAGAATACCAGAACTACCAATTTTATTTGATGGATATACCCACTTATAGTTTTTGTTTGTTATTCCACTTCTATCGACACTTATAATACCCTCTGCATAAGTTCCAGTTTTATCATTAGTGTCTTTCAACCAGTTTAGTTCAAAATGTTTTCCTTTTGCGTTTGGTAGATATTTTCCAATATAAACAAATTCAACCGCAACTTGAACATAATGTGGTAATTTTAAATTTTCTTCATATTCCCAAGTTGTTCCGTCTTGTACGGTCATTGTTATACCACTTAAATAACCAGGTGTTTCGTTATACATATCACCAATGGTTAATTCACAAATTGGACTTACCATTGTGATTGGTTTTATATCCGTTACTTGATTTCCTGCATAAGGTGAATCTACCCAATTAGGATAACATAGTCCAACCAAGTAATTTAATTTTTCCCATAGAACTGGCATTTCTTGTCTTGACATTGGATACACATCAAAAGTAAATGATACGGCTCTCTGAACTCCTTGATAAACATAAACACTTTCTGGTCTTCCAATGTATCGTTCTGATGAATATTCAGGAGTTATCGTGTCGGTAATACCGGATAATATTGCATCAAATGATAAAATTTTATTATTTAAAACATCTTTAAATCTAAATGGAATTAAACCTTCTTTTTTCTTGATATCTTCTTCAAGTTCCCCATAAGCAATCATATTTGTTTTATTTACATTTGAAGATTTTACTCCACCTTTGATTGGCCCTTCAAATGTATCAGCTACATTTCTATCGGTTCTGATAACTCTAGAACCTTGACTACCATAATTTTTAAACTTACCATAGGCTTTAGAACGATATTCAATTAATTTTGTTTCTTGGTCTATATTGGCTAAACTATTGATACTTCCTAATGGGTCATCTGAAAAGTTTGATACTGCTTTTCTTGTGGTTTCAAAGGCGTTAGCGGCTCTACTAATTCCTTGTAGTGTTGGACTTAAATCTCCTAAAAAAACATCCCTTTTAATAGTATTTTCGTATTTGTTTTCTATTGGAACATCTACACCAAATGCTTTTAATCCTTTTAAAAATGTGCTTGCTTGTGTAGAAATAGTTTGTCCTAAAATTTGTCTACCTTCTCCGTCTACGGTATCAGATAAATTTTTTCTTTCTGGACTTGTGTTGATATCAACATTACTCTCTAATAATGTTTCTACACTTTTTCCTTTTTCGTAGGGATTATTAACACCATCTTTACCACGAAACTGATTTAATTTTGATTTTAAGTCTACTAATGCCATTTTTTATCCTTATATTTCATCAGCTATTTTTTTATTAGATTTTTCAATACTTTTCAAAGTTGATATACTTTGTTTTTCATAAGCAGACATACCAGCAGTTCCACCACCACCTGCCATTGGCATTCCACCTGTTCTTAATCCGGTTAATCTTTGTATGTCAGCGGCTCCCATATTCAATTCTTGTGCGAATAATCTAGTTTGTTGAGCATTTAAACCTTGTGTTTGTTTTAATATTCTGGCTAATTCTTCTTGAGCGGCTACCGTATCACCTGCGGCGTTTAAAGCGGCGAATCTTTCTAAACTTATTTGTTTTCCAAGTATTGTGGATAAAGTTTGTTCTTTATTGATTCGTTCCGTGATGTCTAATAATCCGTCTCCTAATTCTACAATAGAACCAAACTCAACACCAACCTTTTTCGCAGCGGCAGCGGCTTTAATTAAATTCTTTTCTCCTTTTCCTATAAATGATGCGAATAAATCAGCATTAGAAGCAAGTTCGTCAATCAATACACCGGACGCTACACCTTGTGCTTGAGCTAACGCAGAAACCGTTTCTACCATATTCAATGATAATTCTCTTGAGTTGTTTGTTAATGGATTAAATAACGATACTAAGTTTGCTACATTTTCTGCAGAAACACCAGTATTTCTTGATACTCTTGCCATATCTACAGCAAATCTAGCACTTGCTACACTCACATCACCAAAGGTGTTGGCTATTGCATCAAATGAACCTCTAACTTGTTCTGCTGATAATCCAAATAATTTTGCTTTAAGGGTATTGGCTTTTAATGCTAAACCAATTCTTAGATTTGCTTTTACTCCACCACCAAACTCTTGACTTAATGCATTAGCTTGTTTTACAAGACCAACAAGTGCTGCTCCTATAGCCAAAAGAACTGCTGCTACTTTTACATATGGATTCAATTCAGCGATTTTATTCCACAAGGCTTGCATTCTTCCAACAAATTTTAATCCTGCAGCTATTCCAGGAAATAAATCTAATACATCATCATATACTTCACCTGATAGTTTTGCTTCTTTTTGTAAGGCTTGTATTTTTTCTTCTGCAGCTTTTTTAGCGTCTTCATCTTTTGCTAAAATAGCTTGAGTTAAATTTTCTTCGGCTTCTAGAAGTCTTTTTTTGTCCATACCCAAACCCAAACCTCTTTTAAAAGCATTTTCTACACCTTTTCGTTCTTTTGCTTCTTTTTTAACCAGTTCATTCATAGATATTTGAAGTGAAACTAATTCACTAGTTTCATCACCAAGTTCTTTAGCAACCTCTTTGATGTTAAACATACCTTTTTCAATACCGGTAACTGCTCTGTTAAAGTCAAAAGCATCTTTTGTCATACCTTTGAATGCTTTTCCAGAAGCTTTAAATTCTTTTGTAGTTGATTTTACATTTTTTGCCATATTTGCTTATTTCTGAATTTGTGTTTGGAATAATAGATTAAAAATTAATTGTCAAATAAATCATCCATATAATCTCTATGTTTTGAAAGTCTATCCCAAGCTTTCGCAAACTTTGGGTCTTTTTTAGACATTTTTTTTACTATCGTTGGTTTCATACCTCTACCAAGATAATAAAATAATTTATCTAAAAGACTTTGTTTGGATGATTCTGATATTTTTTTATATTTTGCCATAATTTTAACCTATTGGTTTATTCAGTAATAAATATCAACTTTTTAGATTTTTATTATTTAAATCCACCTTTTGATTTTTTCATTGCTTGTTCTTGTTGTTGTTTTTCTTGTTCGTATTGTTGAACTAAGCGTTTGTAGTAGAATCTACGAAGATAGACGGG